TCTTCAGTTCTAAATGTTAAAGGCATTCCAGGAGTATTAATTTCAAACGTGTAAGTTTGTCCTCTATATAATTTTAATGAAGGATTTTGTGTCTTACCGTCTGGCGAAAATACATATGCTGTGTTATCAATATTATCTTGGCTAGTAACAGTAAACGTACTAGTAATATCTTTAACTTGGCCAACGATGCCAATGCCGATTGGTCCGTTTGGTAACCAATAGTATTCTCTGTAGTTAGTAAACTTGTCCCAATTAATGTGTGGGTTCCAAGCATAATATTCTTGTTTATTTAAAACACTATCATTATCAACTGTGCCGTTAAATGCTTTAATTTGATTTTTAAAATCGTTATAATCTTTGTAAAAATTAACATTACCTAATTCGTCTTGAATAAGTGTTGCAGGTTCAAATTGATAATTTTCTCTATCAGCTGATGTATCTGATACATAATTATCAGAAGCAATTCTAGCTTTTGCAATACGTCTTCCATAGTATGCTGAAATCTTTTCAGCAACTCCTGGATTTAAAAGTTGATCAAGTGTAGCACTAAGAAACTTTTTATTTGATTCGGTTCTAAAATACTTAGGTAAGTGGTCAACACTAGCTCTCTTATTCTGATTGGCTCCTACTGGAAGAGCATTATCAGATTGATTGTCGTTAAAAGCCATTTAGCTTATCCCCTTAATAAGATGTACTACTATACGTAGTGCCACTTGTAATTCCGTTAGTAGTGTTAGAATTTGTTGCTGTTACAACATTTCCTGTCGCTTGTATTCTACTGGCAGTGATTGCGTCAATAACTTGTACATCGTCAACTGTTGCTCCGCTAATAAAAATTTCATTTGCTTCACCGCGTATTTCAAACAAACTACCAAATGTCTGTGACGATTGTTTAGGAACAATAATTAAACTTACTAAGTCTGGAGACACTTGATTCATCACGTATGTGCTTAATTCTGTAAAGTAAAATGTATCACCAAAGTCCCAATTTTCTAATGCAAAAAATTGATTGATTGCAGTAATAACTTTTGATTTAATATCGTTGTCATTAACAACTTGTTCTGGGTTTTTTACAATCTTAAATGTAGCCTGCATATTTGATTCTGCTTTTGTTCCAAACAGTACTTTGTACTTAACCGGATGATAAATCACTTCGTCACTAATTGACTTGATTTTATTAATTTCTCCACCATAGCTGTTAAACAAGTTATCACTACTTGGAGGCAGTGGTAAAGTTGCTGTTACGCCATTTAAATACTGCCTAAATGCTGTGTCATATGTTTTTGTTAACAAATAGCAATCGTTAATATTAGTACTACTTGGATCAATACGAGCGTCATCATCTGCTGTATGAACGTAATGGAATTTTAATTTATCACGACCTGTAAATGCTTTATAATCAGTAGTTTGTGTTAATAGTCCTGTAACATTGTTGTACACTTTAAATACGTCTGTATTTGCAACATAAAATACTTTACCGTTTGGCATTCCTGAAGTTTGAATAAAACTATCATTAGTTACTACGCTAATATTTTCAATGTCATTGTCAACATATTTAAAATCTTCAATGTTGTCTGATGTAACGTATTTCTTTAAGAAAACAAACTTTGAATTAACATTAACAGTTGGTGCAATTAATTCATTAAATGTATCAGGATCATCAACTACTGAATCATCATCTGTGTCGTAAAATCCTACTTCAACTTTTTTACTGTCAATATATCCTTCAGGGTCTCTGTATTCTTTTGTAATTTGCCAAGGATAATCAATAGTAAATGGTGTTACGCCATCTGGTGTGGTATTAATTGATAACACTGAAATTTTATCTTTAACAATTTGTCCTGTCTTGTTATCGTAAATTTTTTGTTCGCTGTCATAGAAGAATTTAATTTCTTCGTTACTTTCAAAAATATATCTTAGCCCTCTATAACTAATAGTATACTGCGATCCGTCTGTTTCAAATAATAGTAACCAACTTGCATCTAACTGTTGGTTAGTAATATCACCAGTTTTACCTGTACTAAAGTTACTTGTAATGTCTAAGTTATTTTCTGTAATTAAACGCCATTGTCTTAGATTAGTATCGTATCTTAAACCAAATGTTTTGTATGCAAATACTTGATCAATTAATTGAGTTTTTACATCAGCAACAAGTGCTTTACTAAACTTTGGTCTAATTTCGTTAAGTATTGCTCCTGTTGGAATAACATCATTAAATACAATAGGGCCGCTACCGTCAGTTTGATTAGATCTTCCATCACCAAACACACTCACTACCTTAGTCCATATGTAACGCTTTGTCCCTGCCGGTAAAACATTGCCGGTTCCTAATGTTCCATCTTTAGCAAAATACTGTCCTGTTGGTGCAACAAATTTAACTAAACTTCCTGATTCAATAAAACGTAATCCACTACCTGTAAATGATCCAACTTGATATGTAGAGCCAACAGAATCTAAAAACTGGCCTGTACTGTAATTTGTTGCATTTGAAACTTGCGACCAACTTGCTTGTAAATCAGCAACTAAAACCTTTGGAAAATTATCTAGATAATAATTAATAACTGAATTTTTTGATAGTATTGGAGTAACTACATTTTCAATAGTTCCTTCAACGTCAGTTCTAGTACTAAACGTAAACACTTCTTTACTGTTAATTAATTCTTTATATAATAATCCATCTGTTCCAAACAAACTAGTATTTGAATATTTTCCTGTAGAATCTAAAAGATCGTAATATCTACTAATACCACTTGCAGATCTATTAATAGTTTTTACTTTAATAATTTCTTGGCTAATTCCTAATGGTGCTACTTGATAGTCTTCTCCTGTTACCATACGATTCTGTGTATAATATGTAGAAGGAGCATTTGCTCTAATACTTGCATTTGACTCACTTATGCTTGAGTTGTCAACTGTGTATTTTAAAGAAAATACTAAATTCAATGTTGCATCATTTCCTGATTTTGCAATATAAGGAACTGTTACAGAAATATTTGTTAAGTCTTTTGGAACAATATTAAAACTGTCATTTGCACTAGTTCTGTAAAAGGCTTTAAACGAGCCTTTAGGAAGGTTACCAAATGTTCCGTCACTAAAGATCATGTCAATTGAGTCTTGTGTTTTTGTTAACACAGCATAAATGTTTCTTTGATCTTTTCTTGTACTATTATAAACAATATTGTTACCTTCAACAGCATCAACTTTTGTCCACAATACGTCCTCTGCTCCAATTGAGTTTAACTTGTACAACCAAACATCGTCATTGTTAACATTTGTTGCTTCAATACTTACTGTTTGGTTAGTACTTGGAGTATCAATATTAAACGTTCCGCTATCAAGTGTACCTTGACGGAAGTGTGCAAAAAATCCTGAGTTAGTTGATCCTGGACCTCTGCCGTCATCTCTATAAAGAAATCCTAAACTGTTTCCTGGAAACGGTGCTTCTTCAGAAATAACTCCGTTATTAACATCTGTACTAACAAGTTGAAACTGTAGACTTCTTCCATCAACATTTTTACTAAAAGTATAAACCGGTACATCAGTGTTTGATGCATTAAATCTGTATTGATCTGTTGGAACGCCTTCAACACTATCTTTTTTAATTGGTTTGCCAATCTGCGAATTTACTGGTAGAGCGGCGTTTAACACTCTTTCAAACTGTTCTCTCCAATTAGAGTTACTAGGGTCGTTCCAAATAATTGATTGGTTAGATAAATTTGATCCGTTACTATCAACAATGTCTTCTGATGTTGATACAGTTTCTAATTTAAGCAATCCGTTGGCCGCTTTGTTACGTTTAGGATTGTAAGAAAGTAAACGTGCTAAACGTAGAATACTTTCTCTACGTGATGCAAGTTCTAAAAAGTTTTCTCTTGAATTTAAGTCTACTCTAAAAGCAAGGTTTTGTCCTAAGAAAGCAATTAGGTCGATTAGTGCTAGGTATTCGCTTGATTCAATATAATCATTAAAGTCCTCAGGATAATTTTCTCTAAGGTAGTTAATCATTGTTCTGCGTAAGTTGTCAAAATCATATGATTTGAACTCAGCATTACGGAAAGACTGATACACCTTGGCCCAATCTTCTGCTATTAATAACCTATTTTGTCTATCTGTTGCCGCCATTTATTTGCTTTCCTTAGTATAGTAGTATTTATTGTATTGTGTTAAGTATGTACTTAATTCACTCCCGCGTTTTCGTCAAATGTCAAACGCATTTTTTCACTGATATTATAAGGCAAATATGTCAATTCGCAGTCTATAATAATACCACTTTCGTATGTGTCAATGACAATTTGATTTACAATGACTCTTGGGTCTGAATTTACTATCCTTTTAACGTTTTCAGCTATTGCTTCTTCCATTGATGGTGTTAGCGGTTCAAACAATGCGTCCCAAATGATTGTTCCAAACTCGGGATTTTCTAATTTTTCGCCTTGGCGTATATGGAAGTGATTAAGTAAATCTTGTTTAATCAGTCCAATGTCATACAACGTTTTACTGTTGTTCTCTGGATTAACAGTACTAAGGCCTCTATAAGCACGATTAGTGGATGTAGGATTTGCAGGACTTTTTACTGTATTAACTGTTACATTTTTATATAATTCACTTGCCATAACACTATTTACCTTAAGTTTTAATCGCCAGCTTTACTTGCTTTTGTAAAGGCATCTGGTAATCTTGGGGTTGGTTCATCATTTTTAGTTGTAAAATTATTGTCTCTATCTGTAGCAAACGGTCGGTGTGCTACCGGATTTAAGTTTTCGTGCCACGGCCATGGTTCGTGTTGTGGAACTCTTTGAGTTAATACTCCAAACGTTTCGCCCGGAACTATATGGGTATTCAACGCACTAACTTTAGCGGCTTCTCCAGCGGCTGGACCATTCATATGGATTGTTGCCGCTGTTTCTGTATGATTTCCTCCACTGAGTATATCAGTAGTTGTACCTGCTGTAAATTTGTTTGCACTACCTGTGTTTAGATCAAAGTTAGTTGATGTTGTAATTTTACCATTGGCTCCGATTAAAATATTAGTATCTGCAGAAGATTCTATTTGTATTTTGCCAACTGCTGATTTAGAAGTTTGATCATGATCGCCACTTGCTTTTAAGTATAGATTTGCACCTGCTTCAATAGTAATGTTACGATTTGCTGTAAAGTTGAAATCATTTTTACTATGCATACTAATACTATCTTCAGCATAAATGTCAATTTTGCCATCACTAGTTAATTCTACCCAAGCAGTTCCTCTAGCATTGGCTATGTAAATTAAATCTTCTGAATTATGTAAAAGTATTTGATGTCCCGTTCTTGTACGCACACGAAATAATTCGTTATGTGGAATTGTTGGTTTGCCATCTAACTCGTGTTGCATTACGTCTGCATAATCTGGTGGACCATCTTTTGCTTCTGTTCTTCTTAAAAATTTATCGTCACCGTCGTCTGCTACTAATGACGTTCCACCTAGTCGTGATTTATGAACTTCAACAAATGATTCGTTTGTGCCAACTCTTGTTTTTGGTGCACCTGGTCTTTTATCTATTGGTCCGGGTGTGTTAAATCCAAATACTGCACTTGGTACTTCTCTCCTTGCACTTGACGATGTAATCCCGCGGAATTCGTCAAAGATTAATCCTTGGTCAATTAACCCGTTGGTCATTTCTTCTTGGAACGGTTTTAAAAATCTAGTTGGGTCTTGGCCTGCTCCTGGTTCATTTTCTTTGTTATATTCAGATACAGGTAACTTTGCTCCCTGCATTTTTTCAGGTTCAGTTTTAGTAGTAAATGATGTTGCGGCATTTCCTGGAACAGCAAAGTTCATATAGCTATCATGCACACACCCTAGCCAAAAGCATTGGTTAGGATTTCCTTCTGCAAATATTACAAGAACTTGTGTTCCAATATCAGGCGGAATCATCCAAAAACCATATGACTGTTGTGTATCTTTATAACTGTCATTTTTGGTTACTCCGTTTCTTGGAGTTTGTCCTGAAAAGGGTGACAAGTATCTTGCTTGGTACATTGATCCTTCTGAAAAGTTAGGGTTACCTGTTGTAGTTGTTTTAAGTAATTGTACTTGCAACCCACCCATATAGTGAGCATCGACAAAGCTAACAACCTTAGCTAGATAAGGCCCTGGAAACATTACTGGAGTGTTGTCTTTTGAAACTTGATCTAAATTTGGATTTTTGTTTATCATGATTATGCCGACATTCCAGGTTTATCGTCTTTAGAAGATGTCTTGCTGGCTTCTACCGCTCTTGCTTCGTTTTCCGCGGATTTGTTTTTAAAATCTAATTCAGCTTGAGCATTTAATCTTAACAATGTCAGTGTTTGTTTAAACTGTCCACTTTGAAAACTGTGGTCGCATTGAGTAACTTTATACACCCCACTAAACTGTCTAATTACAATTCCACTTTTTTCATCTGAAACTGTTGGAAATTCAATAGTTGAGCTGTTAGCAGAATAATCATATGGAGTTTTAAAAAATAGTTGTATAAACTGTTGAGATCGTACATGGTCAATATGACCGTTTTCGTCTGCATACCAAGTTGACCCTGCCGCCGACATATAATTACCTGTTCCACTATCACTTAAAAAATATGGGTCTCCCATAATAGTTAATTCTACTTTAGCTAAATCTACCGAACTGTAAACTAATGCTTTATGGAATGTTCGTGCAATTACTTCTTTAGTGTCTGTAGGAACTGCTCTCATTCCTGAAGTAATAATTTCAATATCAGAATCAACAATTGACTTTAAAGGAACAAGTGGTTTTTCTTTTTTACCTTCTCCTTCTGTTATAGGCTTAGTGTTATCTTTTTGATTAGCTGTTGCCGCGTCTCCATCGTTTTGTGCGGTGCTAGTATCTGCTCCGCCATCTCGTGGAATAGGTGTTAAGAAACGTGTATTGAATGTAAGATCAAACTCTAATACATCTTTGTTTTTACCTGTATACAAATAATGGTATTCTTTTCGAATATCATTTATGGCAACCTCAGGTGCAATGTCTCCTGGAGACATCCAAGTACTAGCATGTACCTCATACGGTATTACTTTAAAAACATATATAAATGGCGGGCGGCCTTTCTTTTGTTCTATATCTTTTATAGGAACTTGAAATACCATTGGTAGTATACTGAACCAAGGACGATATCCGTCTTTTAATTTTGTATCTAATAACCCTTTGCCGTACTCACTTGATAATACTACTTCTTCAATAATATTATTAATTTTAGTACCTTTTTCAAATTTAAAAGCACGTTTGTTTTCAGGTATAAAGTTTGCACTCTGCTCCCATACCTTTTTTTCTGGAAAATAAACTTGATTTAATCCGGCACTTGCTGTTGATCCAGATTGTAATTTATCTTTAACTAGTATTGATTTGCCAATAGGGTTAATATTTCCTTCTGCTAAACTTTGAGATACGATAGCTTCTCCAAGATCAGATCTTTTTACTGTTACCCCTGTAATTCTTTTTAAGAAGTCATCATAATCAATTTGTTGTGAACTTTGACTTTTTCCTGTTGCAGATTCAACTTTTTGTTGAGCTGTCATATCGTCTGTTGCTGAATTTGTTTCTTTAGATCTTGCTAACTTTGCACTTTCTAATGCATTAGCTGGTGGAAATAATATAATATACTGATCAGCAAAAGTGCTTTCATTACCTTCTTCTCGTTTTAGCAAATGACCATTCATAATCGATGTTAAACTTTGTGCGCCGCTTTGTAACATTTCTTGTACATTGCCGCCAATAAGTTGCATGTCTGTTGGAATTTTTTGTACTGAATCAGTGT